CGTAACAAAATCGGTTACCGGCCTGCGCGTGGCCGCGCTGCACGAGTTTTCAACAAGCGTTAAAATGTCCGTGCCGGGGATTATGCCGCCAGTGAGCAGCGGATACAGCCACACTTCGCCAGCAATGTCAGGCGCGCTGTAAACAACGCACTGGATTATGTCCGGGTGCGCGCTTAACGCCCAAAATTCATAGGCGTCATGGGGCCCGCACGTGCTAAAGCTTTCAATGGCAAGCCAAATCCTGTAGCGATACTGGTCGTCCGTTTCGGCATCGCTGCCGCCGCTCGTCGTTGTTGTGTTGGACACGCTTATGCCAAACGGCTGATTCCAGTTGATAACGCTGTTCACTTGCCCCGCTGTAAAGCCGCTGCCAATAGCGCCAGCAACAAGCGCCGTGGCCGAGACGTCACAAGTAAGGCCGCCTGCAGGAATTACGCCTGCCACGTCCGTTTGGAACACAACGGCGTTTGGCGCTTGGCATTGCGTGCCTGCTGGAATTGTTGCCGTTGTTGCCAGCGCGGCGCTTAACGTGAAGCGCAGCGTTGTAATGGCTGGCGCGGCTGCCAGCCGCAGCGTGCGCTCGCCAAGCAGCGCCGCCAAGTTGTCCAAGTAACTGCCAACGGCATATTTGAGCAGGTTGTTCTTGCCAGTGAAATCAATTATCACGCGCTGCTGCGAGAGCCAATCGCACACAACAAGCAAGTGCAGCCGCACTGGATCGCCCGGCGCAAGCGATTTGGCAATGTTTGTTAGCGCAAGAAACGCGGCTTCGTAGTCGGCAATTACTTCCTGCTCGATCAGCGCGGGGTCTTTTACGGCAAAATCGATGTCCGGCACCCACGGCAGGCCAAATACGGGTGCGTCAGGCGGCGTGGTGGCAGGCGTAATTGTCGGCGGCGGCGTGCCAACTATACCGTCGCGCGTTGATATTCGTGCCATATTTTACTCCAGTTGATAACGTTTGCCGCCAACCGTGGCAGGCGTGCCCGGCCAAAGCTCGTAAAGGTAAATGCGGCGTTTGTCGCCGCTGTTGTGCGTGACTTTTGGATTGAGCTGCTTTGCCAAACAGTATGCGGCTTCGCCTGTTTTGTTGTCCGGTCCCGTTTCGCCGCACACAGCCTCAACTGGCTGGCCGCTTTCAATGTTGCTTACTTGCGCGCGGCAACCCATCACTTTTTTTTGCAGCATTTTGCGCAGTGAAATTGGAATGACCATGTAAGCGTCCACGTCGGCGTTGAGGAATTTGCCTTTGTTGTAATAGGCAGTGCGCGGCTGGAAATGCTTGTCGCCGTGCTTGCCGCCGCTGCCGTCGTTACACACATCAAGGTCGCTAACAAAGCGCACGTAACTGTGGTCTTCCGCCGCGTAAATGTGAACGCCGCCAACAGTTTTAATGAGCTTGAGGTTGTTGTCCATTTTGCGCTTCCAGCCTGCCAGCTGCGCGGCCACCGATAAAACCAAGCAGGCCGCCAACAATGTTGTTTAGCAGGCCGCCAACGGTTTCCTGCGCCTGCGAAACGTTAAGCTCTGGGTGGATGATCTTTCCAACAATTACGCCCGTGGCAAGCACGAAAATAACGCTTACGATTAGCGCCGTAAGGCACAGCACGACGATGTCGATTGTGTTGCGGTTATCGAACAGTTTCATCTTAGCGTAATGTTTGCCACATCTGCTGGCTGCAAGTTGTAAAAGTGCAGCGTCGCTCTGAATTGATGCGCGAGCGCGCCGTTGTAAGGGATGTAAGCTGCGTCCGTTGGATCGCACGACGCCACATCATTCGTGTAGGTCTCGGCATACTTATCAGTGTGATCTAGGTTCGAGCCGAACAAGTCGGTCAGCGCGTTGAAACTCTTGTCGGCGCACGTGCTGCCTTGATAAATGTTTGGGCTGTTAGAGCCGTATATGGCTTGCGCGCCGCTCGGGCCCAGATACGCGACATTTATCGGCAGAGAAGCATGGAGAGGACAGTTGGCAGCCCTAGCAACAGTCATCTCTCCATACTGGTTGGCCGGATAATGAGCCACGTTATAGTTGCGGATCGCCTGATTGTCAGTCACGCCTTGCGTAGTGGCGTAAGGCGGCGATGCCGTGAAGATGATGCCGCTAGTCTTCGCGCCCGCGTTCATGGCGCTGAAAAAGAAACCAATCACCGTCTCAGCGGCTGGCACATAATTGCCGACAGGTCCCGGGCTGCTGCCTGCCATGCCTTGCGCGTTGGCTGTGCCGACGAGCCCCGGATAACCGACTGGTGGCGACTTTGCGATTTGATCCATCTGGTAATATTCGCCAAGCCCGATAAGCCACGTCATGATGTAAGTGTGCGGAATATTGACGCACGTTGTTACGCACTGGCTGGTGCGCGTGTTTTTGTTCACGTAAACGTCCGTGTCCGTTGGATCGGGGCAAGGAATGCCAGTGCCAGTGCAGCCGTTTGTTGTGTGATCGACCACAAGCGCGTTGCCGCCAAAAATGCCGCTGGCATCCAGCGTGTCCATAATTTGCGTGCCAACAACGCAGTTGAACGAGCCTGTGCAGTTCGGATTGGAGCGCGTCAGGAACTTGGCAAGCGTGGCCGAGTGGACTTTGCAAAAGCCAGAGCCGCTGCCTGTGTCCGTATATTGGCCGTCGGAAACATCCACGGAAGCGTCCATGTTTTGACACCATGTGCGGCCGTCAATGCCTTTGGCCGTGCCAGTTGTGACAATGTAACGCACTGCGGAAAAACCCGGCAGCGTTTGGATATGCGCGATAAAGGCATTAACAAAGTTGTGCCACTTAGTCTGGCAGACCGTGTCCCAAATTAGAGGCATGAAATTGTCGCCGTTTACGTTGTTGTCTGAAGGATCCAGCTGAAACTGGTAAACGTTTGGGCCCGGGCTGGGGCTGTAAAGCCAGTGCGGCGATGTTGCGCCAGCCGTGACGGAAATGCCAATAAACTTGTGGTGCGCATAAGCGGCTGCAATGCCTGCGTCAATGTCGTTGCCAGCGCCGCTGTTTGTGTCGTGGCCGGGGCAACTGCCCGGCTGCGTGTTCCAAAGGTAAACGCCTTCGCTTGGCTCGTAATCGCTCCACGCGCAGCGCAGCCTGTCGCCGTCGCAGTTTTCGTTTGTCCAGCATGGATCGTTGCAGATTGACGGCAACGGCGATGCGCCAGTGATTAAGTTCTCCACGCCCACTGGCTGTCTGTTCATCTGCGCCAGCAGGCCGGTAACAATGCCACAGCCAATAAGTGTTGCTGCTGCTATAACGGATGCGGTTTGTCTATTCATAAGCGTGTGCCTTTTATTGAACTGCCAGATACATAAACGTGTAAGTTTGGCTTGTGCTCATGCCTGTTGTGCCACCCATAATATCGAAGCTCGTTGTCGTGATGTTGCCGGGCACAACCAAGCGCGCGGAGCTTTGGCCTGTTACGGCGTTGCCGTTTGTTGGCAGTATCGCAATGGCCGAAGGCGCTGTTGTCCAGTGAAAGCCGCTAATTGTGCAAACTGATGAGCTCACATTGCCCACCGAACTCATCGCGAGCGTAATCGCCCCGGCTATATCGCTGCCTGTGCATGTTTTTGTGCTGGCAGTGTTGGTGCCGTTCATTACGACCGTGTAAGTGCCAGCAGTGGCACGCAGTGAATCGAGCGTCTTATGGGTTAGCGTTTCCGTTGTGTCGCGATCAACAATCGTCTGAGTCGTCGTGCCATCGCCATGCTTTAGCTGTTTGGCGGTGTTATCGTAGGCGACCACGCCAGCGCTGACTGGTGCCGCTCCCGCAGCCTGCGGCATAGTCAAGCCGCCTGTAACAGAGAGCGCACTAAGGTCAACCGTGGCTGCGGAACTGAAAGCGTTTGACGTGTTGCGGTTTGCTACCTGAATCGAAGTCGTGCCATTGCCGACATTGATCGTGTTTCCAGAAGTGTTAAACGAGATTGCGCCAACGGTTGTGCCTGTGCCTACGCCAGTGGAGTTAGGAACAACAAGGCCATTGGAGCCTGAGGACGCGCTAAGGTCTAACGTGCCAGCTGACGTGAACGTGTTTGTCGTGTTGTTGCTCACGTTGCCACCGCCACTGGTTGTCGTGAACGTGACCGTGTTCGTGGCCGGAGTCGTAGTGATCGTCATGCCAGTGCCAGCCACGTAGTTGACAGTGTCCGGCGCGGCAGCAGCTACTACGTTGGTCTGGCCGCTTACGGCTATCGTGCCGAAGGCATTTGTTGCGGCAGCGGCGGTGGTCGTCGTGCCATCATCAGCGATGCCTGTAATGAATTGTCCCGCCACGGCAGTCTTGCTCTGGATGCCGTGATTGACTGCCCCAGTATCGTTCTTGGCAGCGAAATTCTTGCTGGTCGAATCGGTGTATATTTTTGTCTTGCCAGTGGCAGGC